TCCACCCCCCTAGGGGGGTGGAAGGCCGGGGCGAAAGGAACGAAACTCCCCGGCTTTTCGACCGCAGGAGCGACCCGCGATCTATCCACGGACACAAGTGTCCTTGTTTCACGTGGAGCAGTCAACAGGGAAGTTGTAGGAAAACAACGGGTTAGGTGATTTCCCCTAGTTTCGGCGCGTCACCCGTCGCAGTTGACAGGAGTAACAAGCGGCCTTTAGTATGCGTTTGTGTTTTCGACGAACGGCTATTGACGAGGCCACCATGAATCAACAAGGAAACCGGCTTGGCAAGCGCATCAAGGATCTTCTCCGTGAGCGCGGCATGACCCAGGCAGAACTGGCCCGACTGGTCGGAACCAAGCAACAGACGATCAGCTACATCGTGGCCGAGGCAACACCCGCCCAGTCGTCGCGCTATACCCACAAGATCGCCGAGGTGTTGGGCGTCAATCCAAACTGGCTACAGTCCGGCGAAGGGGATCGCCACACGGCGATTGTTCCCATTTCCGTTCATGGACAACAGATCAGAGTCCATCAGGTGCCTGTACTGACGTACGATTCCGTGTCAATATTCCTTGCTGGAAGAGAAATAGATCCAAAAGGAATGTTGATGACCGACCGTGCAGATGGAGACCGCACGTTCGCGCTGGAAATCGAGGGCGACAGCATGGCCCCAGTCTTCAAGGCTGGAGATAGAGTGGTCATCAACACCACTGTGCGTCCCGAGCCGGGTGATTACGTAGCGGCACAAGCTGATGGCATTGTCCTATTCAGACGATACCGAGCTCGCCACCCAGGCTTTGAGCTCGTGCCGGAAAACGAGGATTGGGAGGTCGTTTCCTCCCAAGACGGCGTAGACATCCTCGGCGTGATGGTCGAGCACCGTAAGTACCGGAATCGGTAGGGGTATATTTCCGACAAGTGTTGCGAAAACAAGACGCTTTGTACGCTACGACAAAAGAATCCTTGTAATTCCTACAAACTGCCTTGATAATCGGTCTCCGGAGCGGCGGGATGGTCTCGCCGCAGGAGACACGATATGCAGGAACAGGAACACAAGGAACCTGTTGACAGCTTCGCCACCCTACGGGCTGTCAACGTCAACGACTACATCGAGAAGAAGAACGGCCTCAGCTACCTAAGCTGGGCTTTCGCCGTCGATCAGCTTCTCCAGCGCGACCCCAGCGCAACGTGGGAATACCGCTTCGGCGTTGACCCCACGACCAAGGAGCAAGTCCCCTACGTCTACATCGGGCAGACCGCAATGGTCTTCTGCACGGTGCGGGCGTTCGGCGTAGAGCGCACCGCTCAGTTGCCGGTGATGAACCACCGCAACCAGCCAATCCCCGACCCCGACGCATTCCAAGTCAACACCGCCATGCAACGGTGCTTGGCGAAAGCTATCGCCCTGCACGGCCTCGGCCTCTACATCTACGCGGGTGAGGATCTGCCCGAGGAAGAGAAGAAGCCCGAGCCTCCGAAGCCGGTTGCCACCGCCGAGGAGATCACTCAGGCGAAGGAACTGTTAGCGGATGCCGAGACTGCGGACGAGCTCCGCAAAGTCTTCTCCGCCCTCGCCGAGCACCTCAAGCCCGTCGTCAAGGAGTACGCGCAAGCGCTGGCGAAGGGTCTGAAGTGAACGCACCGCAACGCACCCCGGAATGGTTCAAGGAACGCGAAGGCAAGCTCACGGGCTCTGCCTTCGGTCAGGCGGCTGGCCTTGCTCCCGGCTCGCGCCAGCAACTGTGGCGTCGACTGATGGGGCTCGAGGTGTTCGAGGGCAACGAAGCGACCGAGTGGGGTAACGACCACGAGGAAGTGGCGCACGAGCAGTACAAGCTCGTGACCGGCGTCGAGACCGAGCTCACCGGCTTCGTCGTCCACCCCAACTTCGAATGGCTGGGCTGTTCCCCCGATCTGTTGGTGGGCGACCAGGGGCTTGGCGAGATCAAGTGCCCCTTCAACCAGAAGATCTACGAACAGATTCCGCCCTACTACATGGCCCAGATGCAGGGCCAACTCGAGATCACCAACCGCGAGTGGTGTGACTTCATCGTGTGGACTCCACAACAGATGAGCATCCAGCGCGTGTGGCGTAGCACCCAGTACTGGGACTGGTTGCACATCCGGCTTGCCGACTTCTGGTGCTGGGTGCAAGCGAAGGTCGAACCTCCTCGCGAGAAGAAGCCGACGCTTCCCAAATTCGATGTGCGTATTGAAGAGCCCACTCTCATCGCGCTTACCTAACTGCCATAACTTCGGAAGGACTTCACACATGGCATACGACAACACCAACACCGGACTCCTCAAGCGCAACGACCGCAAGGAAAAGGACAGCCACCCCGACTATCGCGGGACGATCAACATCGAAGGCGTTGACTACTGGCTCTCGGGCTGGCTCAAGGTCGGACGCGAGGGCACCAAGCTGGCAGGACAGAAGTTCTTCAGCCTGTCCGTCACCCCGATGGAGGATCAGCAACCCCGTGGCGGCAACAGACCCGCCGCTCCGTCTCGCCAGCAAGCACGCAACCAGCCCGCGCCCCGTCAGGCCGACCCGCTGGACGACGACGACATCCCATTCTGAGGTGACGCATGACTGATCCTTGGAAACATCGTCACGAGAACATGAGTTGCAAGACTTGTATGTGGTTCGTCGAGAAAGTCTCCGCCCATCGCGAGGAAGGCAAGCAACCCCTCGGGCGTTGCCGCCGCCACGCACCCACCATGAACGGCTACCCCGTGGTCTTCATGTCGGACTGGTGCGGAGATCACAAGCTCGACGAGAACAGGCTGTGAGTTGCGGGCCGAAAGCGGATGCCGGTGTTAGCTCACGCAAGTCGGTCGAGCCGGTGTAGCGAGTAGGCCCACCTTTTTTTAACTAGGAGGAAATCCATGAACTTTCAAATCACGCTCTCGATGGAGCACGTCAACGTCATACTGCGGGCGCTGGACAGCCAGCCGCACGGATCTGTTCGCCAGGTCATCGACTACCTGATCGCCGAAGTGAACTCGCAACAGAGCGCCATGCAACGCGCCACCGCCGAGGCCGCATCCGTGAAACCGGAGGCCGTGCAGTGACGAATTACGAGCGCACTGCGGCATGGTTGATGGCGTGCGGCAAGGAGCCGACCACCGCCAACCTGTCCGTGCAAATCGGTTGCCACATCGAGGAGTTCATTGAGCTCCTCGGCACGCTCGACTTCGCCAGCCCCAACGACCAGAAGATCGTCTCGGCGGTGATGGCGGAACTGAACTACGTGTCGAAGAACCTCAAGACCCGTACCTCGCTTGCTCGCATCCGCATCGACCAGCGCGAGCAAGCTCTCGACGCCCTGTGCGACGGCGAAGTGACCGGCAACGGCATCGCCTTCCTTGCGGCCTTCGACAAGATCAGCGCCGACGAAGCGGTGCTGAACGCCAACGACGCCAAGCTCGTGGACGGCAAGCCCGTCATCCTCGAGGGCGGCAAGATCGGTAAGCCCGAGGGCTGGACGCCCCCGGATCTGTCTGCATTTGTTTAAGAAAGACCCCGCCCATGAAAGCCTCTCGTATCTACCTCATCGGCTACGGCCAGACCATGCGTCTCGTCCGTGCCAACCACCGCTCGCAAGCCCTGGCGCACGTCGCCAAGTCTGTCATCAACGTCAAGGTCGCCAACCAGGACGAGCTCGTCGAGGCCCTGGGCCGGGGCATCAAGGTCGAACAGTCTGTTGAGCCGGACACCGAATCCATGTTCGAGGAGAAAGCCGCATGAGCTACGAGCGATTCGTTGCCGCCGTGGGTTACACCCTGTTCTTCACCGTTCTGTTGACGGCGGGATGGGCGGCAGTTGGTCTGTTCATTGGCGTGGCAATCCGCGCCGCAAATTGGGTGATTGGCCTATGAGTGAAGTCGTGATCGAAGAGAAGAAGACGCTCAACCTCCGCGAGATCGCGAAGCGTTTGGGTGTGAACTACGAGACCGCTCGTCGGTGGGCGAACATGAAGCGCCTCCCGGTGTTCAAGTTCAACGGCGTCGGTCGCTGGCGTGCGTACGAGGAGGACATTGACGCCTACCTCGAAAAGCACAAGAATGAAGCCGCGACTTGGGCGGGTAGCTAACGCGCCATCGGAAAGGAACGAACGATGGAACAGAAGCTACCCCGTGGCCTGATCTTGCGTGGCGAGATCTACTGGATCGACATCAAGGGGGTGGGCGGTAAGCGCCTCCGCGAATCGACCGGGACGTCGAACCTCAAGCTGGCCGAGAAGTACCTCAGCAAGAAGCGCAACGAAGTGACGGAGTGCGAGAAGCTCGACATCCTGCCCGACCGTCCGTTGAAGGAAGCGGTGGAGTTCTTCATCAAGCAGAAGCGCCGCGAAGGTCTGCGTACGGTCGATCAGTATGAACAGCAACTCGAGTGGTGGCTGGAGCAACTCGAAGGCGTGACCTTGCAACAGGTCAGCGAGGCGAAGATCGTGAGCGCGATCTTGAAGATGCAGGAGACGGTGACGCACCTGGGTACCCCGCCCACGAACGCCACCCTCAACCGCTATCTCGCCGCCTTGCGGGCGTGCCTCAACGTGGCGCTGGCGCACAAGCAGATCCTCGCGGTTCCCCGGTTCGTCCGGTACAAGGAGCCGAAGGAGCGGGTGCGCTGGCTCTCGACCGAGGAGCGCCTCCTGTTGCTGGACGCCTGTCCCGACCACTGGCGCGGGATGGTGCGCCTGTCGTTAGCTACAGGGCTACGGCAGTCCAACGTCCGCGAGTTGCGGTGGGAGTGGGTGGATCTGGAGTCGAAGGTGTTGACGATCCCCGGCGAGGAGTTCAAGAACGGCGACGAGTTCTGCATCCCCCTCAGCGAGGAGGCGATGTCAGCCATCGTGGCCGAGGCCGGGAAGCACGAGGAGTTCGTCTTCACCTATCAGGGTCGCCCCATGAGCCAGATCAGCCACACGGCGTGGAAGACGGTGCTGGAGAAGGCGGGCATCGAGGACTTCCGCTGGCACGATCTGCGGCACACCTGGGCCACGGACAAGGCACGCGATGGAGTCCCGACCCAAGCGTTGCAGAAGCTCGGCGGATGGAAGACGCTGGCGATGGTGAACAAGTACGCTCACCACGACGTCGAGTCCCTGCGCCAGTGGGTGAATCCGGTTCGTCCAACCCAACAGCCGGAACCGTCCACGACATCCAACCAGCCACTGCCGGAAACTACGCCACAACTACGTCACAATGAGGCTAGTTTTGCCGGAAAGCCGCAACTCAAACTGGTGGTGAATGGACGTAACTGATTGAAAAGATTGGCGGAGAGAGAGGGATTCGAACCCCCGTTGGGTTGCCCCAAACCTGATTTCGAGTCTCTCTCAAACCCGGCACATTCTCCAACAGATTCATACTCTTAGCGCCAAACTACCCGCCCATTCGCACTCGTTCTCCGATCAATTTCCACTAGGGACAACAACACCCCACGTCACAACTACGTCACATGGCACGATCAGCAAAACCCCGGAAGAAGTACCGCCCGAAGCCGGTCATTCAGAACCCCATCGAGTACGCGATCTCGGGTATGCGCCCGCTTGGTGGGGCGGGCACGAACATCCGCATCGGCTACCACCTCGCCATGCAGAACTTGACCAAGGGGAGCGGCACACTGCGGGACTGGCAGGACATCGCCGACGCCCTGAACGTGGGAATCGTGCTGGCCGAGCGGGGTCTGGGGAAGGAGTATCTGCCCGAGCTCAAGAAGGCGACCTACGCCCACCTCGAGCTCCGCGACAGGTTCAAGAAGACCGGCAGGATGATCTACCGCGCCGAGGAAATGACCGCCATCAACGAGGCGCTCGAGATCCACGACGCGCAGATGGAGGCGTCAGTGGTCAAGGACGTCGAACTGGCGGTGGCTGAAGTCAACAAACGACTCAAGCACCGCCACTTCCTCACGAAGCCTTCCGAACCTTCGCCGCCTTCTCCGCAATAGCCTTGGGCTGGGGAACGAACTGCTTCCCCTTGGCGTTGCCCTCCGCCTTCGCCCGGTTGGTCGCCGCCTTCTCCGCCGGAGTCAGTTTCTCCCACGCCTTCTCGGGTAGGTAACGCTTCTTGCCCTCAGACGGCGAGCCGTCCGAGGTCTTCCACTTCTGGTCTGTCCACTTGGACAAGGACTTCTGGGCCCCGGTCTTGGCACCCGTGTAGCCCCCGCCCTTCTTCTCGTACTCGGACGCCAGCAGTTGCGCCTTGCGGGCAGACCACTCGCCGGGGTCTCCCCCCTTGCTCCCGGCCATGATCTGTTGCTTGATGCGTTCCCGCAGTCCAGGCTTGGTGTATCCCATCACTTCTCCTTCTTGCGGGCGACCCGCAGTTCTTCGATCCGCTGGGCGACGTCGATCTTCAGTTGGGTCATCCGGTCGATGTGCATCCGCTTCTCTTCGGCGCTCATGTTCTTGTCGGTCTGGATGAACTTGATGTTGCGGTCGATCATGTTCAGTCTGTCGAGCCCGCTCTGGTAGAGCTTGGCCAGGGCGATCTTGTCTCGGTTGGCCTCCAACAGATCCGCCGCCTTGTCGATCTCCCGAGCCTGGATGTAGGACTTCAGGTCGGACTGCACCATCGCCACATCCTTGGCGTTCTCGTAGAACGAGGACAGGAAGCGCGACTGGTTGGAGGGGAGCTCTCGCACGAAGTTGCCGACGATGAAGTAGTCGTCGATCCGCTTGGCAGGGGTCTCGCCCTCCTTGAACGGACGCACCGCCTCGGCAGACGCCGCTTGCACCATCGTGCCCACCCACCCGAGGTAGCCGCGCAGGAGGTGGTCGTACTGCACCGGGGAAATCTTGAAGTTGTTGGCGTTGAACGACTCGCCGGTCGCCTTGGACGCGAAGTCCATGAATGCGCCGTTGATGTTGGCGAGCGCAATCGCGGCGGGCGATGTGGACGGGTTGATCCGCATTTCGGGCGACAGCTTCTGTTGAGCCATCGACTCGATGGGACGGTCGGTGAACGAGTTCTTGTTGGCGGCGAGCTCGTAGATCGGCTTGACGATCTGGGGGATCGGGTTCATCGCCAGGTTGTCGCCCAGGATGGACAACAGACGCTTGCCGAACACCTTGCCCTCGACGCTCGAGTCCTCCATCTGCTCGGTCAGGCGCTCGATGATCGAGGAGATCGCGCCCAGTTCGAACGGCTTGCGGATGCGGACGGCGGTCTCCGTGCCCGGAATCTTGTACCACCAGTAGGTGTCACGATCCCAGTCCTCACGCTTGCGCCAGTCCTCGTCGTCCATCTGGCCGAGGTACAGCGCCAGCGAGGCGGCAGTGACGCCCAACAGAACCAGACCGAAGCGGCGGGGATCTTCCGAACCGCCACGACCCAGCTTGTAAAGACCCTGCATCCGGGCGTTGAAGTACGGCACCACCTGAGACAGCCACTGGATCGCGGCGAACGAGCCATGCAGGGAGTAGTCCTGCAAGTCCTTCGCCAGGAACGTGGCTTCCATGTGGGACAGACCTTTCTCGCGCATCTGGGTGTAGAGCGACAGGCGGCTGGAGTTTTCCAGCGCCTCGGACGCACGCTCGTACTTGTCATAGACCTTGAGCAAGGCGTCCTTCAGACCCTGCTTGTCGGCGACGAAGACGTTGGTGGTCTGCGCCTCGCGAGCCAGACGGCGGATGTTGGCCGACTGCTCCCCGTCGTTGGCGGCACCGGCCACGAACAGACCGCCACCAGCCAGAGCCTCGGCACGCTTGTCCTTGTAGAGGCGGATGCCCTCGAAGACGTTGGTCAGGGGGTTGCGCTTGATGTCGGAAACGGCGAGCGACTGGATTGCGTCGGCCACCAGCACGTTGATCTTGAACGTCGGGTTCAGCGCCACGCCCTGCGTGAAGATGGTCTTGAGCTTCGCGGCGGCTCGGGTGAACAGGCCGCTGTGTTGCATGGTCGAGACCATCGTCAGGGTGTCGAGCAAGAGCGGGTCGCTCACCGTGTAGTGAACCTCCTGCCCCTTCTCCATGACCTTGACCGCACCCTTCGGCACGGGCTGTCCGGGCTTGATGCGCTCGGCGATCTGCATCTTCTCGGCCTCGGCCAGGATCTCGGTGGCCGCGCCGTTCTTCATGGACGCCGACAGGATGTGCGACCAGTTCAGGAGCACGTTGTCCAGCAGATCGTTGAGCGGACGGCTCGAGCCCTTGAGCTTGTTGCTGAACTGTTGGCCGGTCATCTTGGCGGAGATCTGTGCCGCCGCCATGCCGTCGCGGACGTTGTCCTCCATGTTCCGGTAGAACGGGACGTACCAGATGTCCTGGGTGAATCTGTTGTAGGCGTCCTGGCTGATGAGCCCCTTCTGCAAGGCGATGTCGAGCACCGACTTGTTGATGGCGTTCATGTCCTGTTGCACCTTGAGGTAGGTGGCAACACGGGACTTGCCATTTTCCATCGTGCCGAGGTTCATCCGCTTGAGCTCTCTGATCTCCTCGTCGGTGAAGAACCGCTCACGATCCTGCGCCTTGAGCTTCTCGGCGCGGTTCGCCGCCATCCACAGGAGGAAGCGGTCAACCTCCTTGCCCAGCGGTTGCATGACCTCGATCAGACCCTTGGTGTTCTTCTTGAGGTTGAGCGCACCGCCGTCGTCGAAGACCTGGCCGAAGTGCAACAGAACAGACAGAGCGCCGTCCTGTTTGCCGTTGGAGAGGCGAGCCTTCATGTAGAGCTCGTCGCCCAGCTTCTTGATCGACTGGTACTTGTCGAACAATCCCTGCACGAGGTAGCCACGGTAGATCGGGCGCAGTGCATCGAGTCGATCCTTGATACCGGGCGGCGAGTAGTGGCCCTTGGCAAGAGCAATGGCCTTGGCCTTAGGCGACAGATCGTCGTACTGGGACTCGAAGTCCTTGCGGCGGAACAGGGGGAGCCCGTCCTCGGCAACCTTTTGCTGGAGAGACTCGGGGATCACGAAGCCCAGTTGCTTGCCTGTGCCCTCGATCTCCATCACCTCGACCTTGCCGTCCTTGCCAATGACCTCCTTAGCAACAGACGGAACCTTGCTGTTGTAGTAAGGGCCAAGGTTGGCGGTGAACAGTTGCAGGTTCTCGCCCTCGATGACGCCAGAAGTCCCGAGCTCATTCTCGACAAGGGTGTTCTTCTCGTCGGTGATGTACTCGGCGGCTTTGTCGCCAACGTACTCCGCCAAGTCGCCACTCTTGATGTCATCGACCGTGCGGACGTTGCGGCCATCGCGCATGACGGTGATGGTGTACAGGCCAGTCTTCTTGTCCAGCGTGTAGGCAAGCTGGTCGCCAGCGAATCCATACCGCTCGTTCTGTTGCTCGCCGGTCGTCCAGGCAATGCGGTCAATCCCGCGCTCTACGGCGTAGGCAATCGCACGCTTCAGCAACAGAGCCGTCCATGCTTCCGTCTTCTTGACGAACGGAGCATCCGGCACATTGTCGTAGGCGTCTGTGTCCTTGGACTTCAGCTTCTGGTGCTCACGCTTGAGGTCTTCCATCTTCTCAAGCATGGCGGGACGCTCAGACTCGGCGACGTCCATGTACTGACTCAGCAAGGAGTTGTACTCCTGCATGAGCTTTTCGGCCTTCTCACGGTTGGCCTGAACGACTTTGCCTTTGCGGAGGTCTTGGCCTCGCTGGCTCTGGAGCTCCTCGATGAACAGAACGGAATTGCCGTCGGCATCACTCCGCTCGTTGACTCGCAACCAGCCAATGGCTCGACCTTGCGTGACGTCCCCGAAGTGGATGTCGTCGTGTTGCTTGTACGAGGGCGTAGAGGGATCGAATAGGACGATCTCCGAATAGTTCTTGCCACCCGGCAGGACAAGGCTTCCGTCGCCATGCTTGGGCTTGTTGAGCTTGGCAACGCGCCCGCGCTGGAACCGCTCCATGAGTCGGCGGTGCTGGTGCAGGTAGTTCTGCCAGCCGATGTTCTCGGCAATCCAGGCGCGCAACTCGGCGATGTCCATTTCATCGACGAACGGAGCCTCTTCTCCAAGTTCTTGGTAGACGCCATCCCAATCCATTTGCTCGACGCGCTCACGAACGAACTCGCGCACGTCGTCCTCGGATGGCTCGAGCACCATGTCCGAGGGAAGCAGATCCTTCACGTCTTGCTTGTAGCTGGTCAACAGAACGTCGTTGATGTGAACCCTGTTGCCAGCGATGAACGTCAGCAATTCCTCCTTGCTGACCTTTTCCTTGCCCTTGAGGTCGAGCCATTCGTTGACGCCAGTCCATGCAATCTCGTCAGGCTTGACGTTCGGAAGACTCTTGATGATCGACTTCCAGTCTGTGGCTGGCGCGGAGTTCTGCTTTGCGCCACGCACCGCACGCTCCATCGCGGAGTAGAACGTGGAAGCACCGGCCTTCATGCGTGGAGCGTCGAGCGCCGCCTCGCCGATGCCAGCCTCGAGGTCGCCCTCGATGACGTAGCGGCGGGCATTGGCAACAATCTGTCGAACGTCGCTGTCGGTGACGAAGCTGATGCCGATCTTGCGGAGCATCTTGCGAACCAGGGCGAAGATGCGTTGCAGGGCGTTGCGGTTTTCCGCAGTAACGCCCTCTTCCGCCATGTCTGCCAGCACCTCTTCGACGGCGTGCTCTTTGGACAGACCCTCCTTGACCATCATGTCATCGGCACGAGCGCGAACGCTCTTGTTGCCGTTGTAGATGTCGAACATCGTCTGCTCGTAGGCTTTGCCCAACAGACGGCGCAGACCGAAGTGACCTGTTACCTCGTGAGCGACGGTAAGGATCACCTCCTTGGCATTGGGAAGGTTGTCGGCAACGAGGTAGACCTTGCCGCCGTTGTAGACACCTGGGACTTTGCCGCTGATGTCCTGCTTGCGGATCTCTTCCTGAATGGACTCGGGCAGACCGCTCTCTGACTGGACGATTACAACGTCCGGAATCTTTGCCCAGTTCTCGACCAGCTTGTCGAAGATCTTGGTGACGGCGTCAACCGTCATTCCCTTGCCAGCGGGAACGACACGGAACACCTGATCCTGCTCGGCCTTCTTGCGGTTCTCTGCCGCCTTGGCGTTGGCGCGTTCCTTACGGGCGTTGTTCAGCACCCGCTGGACGATCTGGTCGTGGAGCTCGGCAGTGGCGTAGGGCTTGTCACCGTTTTCGGGTGCGGTGGCCTCGATCCACTCGTTCTGCACGTCCTTCGGTAGCTTGAAGAACGGGATGTGGGCGACCTTGCCGTCGTCGTTGTCTTCCCATGTGAAGACAGCGTCTTCCTCGATCTGCGCTTCAGAGCGACCGTCGGTGCGCTTGGGCTCCGGCTTCTCGGCCTTGGGCTTCTCCGGCTTGGGCTCCTTCTTGGCCTTCTGCTTGGCCTTGAGCTTCTGCTCTACGGTTTGCTTCGGAGCTTCTTCGCCTTTGCCTTCGTCAGGGCGATTGCCACGGCTTGCTTCACCGCCAGCTTCTTGCTCTTTGGCTTGCTGTTTCCGATTGTCCCGTCCTTCTTCCAGTCGTCCACCAGTTCCTTGACGTTCTGGCTGATTACCTTGCGGCTGTTCCCCGGCTTGAGTGGCATCGGCTTCTCCTTCTGCGCGTTGCGCTTTGGCATCCTCGACAGTCGTCACCTTGGTGGTGGTGTCGGGGACAGGCGTGACGTTGGCGACGTTCTCGGGAGAGACAGCCTCTTCCTTGATGATTTCGCCGGTCTTGTTGTCGGTCTGTTGGACGACGACCTCGTCGCCCTTGGCCTCGGTGGTGACGGTCGGCTCGGCGTACTCGAGCACCTCACCCATCGCTTGCTTGAGGCCAACCTTCTTTGCGCGTGTACGGGTC